CTAAGATCATCCAAGGTGAGTATGACATGGATGATCTCAGTAAACCAGAACAAGATGCAGTACTAAAATTATTATCATATGAACAAAAAGGACGATTATGAGCACTAGTAGATTCGTAACATATCCCAGCACAGTAGAAATTAACCCAAACCATCGAGTGGTATTGATTGATGCTACAGAACAAGAGCTGACCCAAGTAGAAAGATTCCTCCAAACCAGCGAAGAAAACTTTGATGTCTACATATATCCAAGTGACAGCTATGATTTAGAATGGTTGAATTATGCCAGCTCTGACGCTGAATTAATTTTAATCAACGATGCAAGCCAAGTTCGAGTGACCCCGCATGGCGTCAGATATCAGGGCAATTTACTAGAATATTTTGAACGTATTGAGCTTGACCTCCATGCTTAAAACATGTTATAATAGTCACAATGGTAAATAATATACTACTATAAAGGACTATATGGGATTTGAAAATTCATTGAAAGGCAATACTGTTTACGTTAAGAACGACAACGTTGAACAGGCTATGCGTAAGTTTAAGAAAAAGATACAGGACAGCGGACTATTATTAGATATGCGTGCTCGTGAGCACTATGAAAAACCCACATGGGAACGTAAACGCAAAGCGGCAGCAGCCAAAAACCGTTGGAAAAAGAAACTACAAAGCCAACAGTTGCCCAAGAAGTTATACTAGTATATTATAAACTATAATAGAAATAAATAAATGTATAGAGTGCCTCAGGGGCTCTATATTTAGATCTTGCTTAATTAAAGGAGAAACTATATGTCTAAGATCATCGGTATCGATTTAGGAACCACAAATTCATGCGTGGCTATCCTAGAAAACAACAAACCCCGTGTAATTGAAAATAATGAAGGTGCTCGTACTACACCTAGCGTCGTTGCCTATGGTGATGAGATCCTAGTTGGCGCACCAGCTAAACGTCAAGCAGTAACCAATCCAAAGAAAACTATCTATGCGAGTAAACGCTTGATTGGGCGTAAGTTTGACGAAAAAGAAGTACAAAAAGATTTAGATCTAATGCCCTACGAAATCATCAAGAACAAAAACGGTGATGCCTGGGTTAAGATTGATGACCAAGAACTAGCACCACCGCAGATCTCAGCAGAAGTATTGATCAAAATGAAAAAGACTGCTGAAGACTATCTTGGCTATGAAGTCACACAGGCAGTTATCACAGTACCAGCTTACTTCAATGACGCACAACGCCAAGCAACCAAAGACGCTGGTAAGATCGCAGGCCTAGAAGTCCTGCGTATCATCAACGAACCAACAGCGGCTGCCTTGGCATTTGGTATGGACAAACAAGAAAAGGGTGATCGAAAGATCGCTGTATACGACCTAGGTGGTGGTACATTTGATATCAGTATCATTGAGATCAGCAACATTGATGGTGAACACCAATTTGAAGTTTTATCAACCAATGGTGATACATTCCTTGGTGGTGAAGATTTTGACCAACGTTTGATGGACTACATCATCGACGAGTTCATGAAAGAGTCTGGGGTTGATCTAAGCAAAGACCAACTTGCTCTACAACGATTAAAAGATGCGGCTGAAAAAGCCAAAATTGAACTATCAAGTGGACAACAAACAGCAGTAAACTTACCATATGTCACTGCTGATGCTAGTGGTCCAAAACACTTAAACGTAAATATCACACGCAGTAAGTTTGAAAGCCTAGTCGATGAACTAATCACACGTAGTATTGAGCCATGTAAAGTTGCTCTTAAAGATGCAGGCGTAACAGCTGATGATATCAGTGATGTCATCCTAGTTGGCGGACAAACACGTATGCCTAAGGTACAAGAAGCAGTTGAGAAACTGTTTGGTAAGGCTCCACGTAAAGACGTCAACCCAGACGAAGCTGTAGCAGTTGGCGCGGCTATCCAAGGTGCTGTACTTGCTGGTGATAAGACCGACGTTCTATTATTAGACGTTACGCCATTATCATTAGGTATTGAAACACTTGGTGGTGTTATGACTAAACTTATTAAGAAAAACACAACTATTCCTACCAAGGCTAGCCAAGTATTCTCAACAGCAGATGACAATCAACCAGCTGTGACAGTGATTATCGCTCAAGGTGAACGTGAGTTTATCAAAGACAATAAAGTACTAGGTCAATTTAATCTAGAAGGTATTGCTCCGGCACGTCGTGGTCAACCACAGATTGAAATCACTCTTGACATTGATGCTAACGGTATCTTAAAAGTAAGTGCTAAAGATAAAAACACTGGCAAAGAAAACAAGATCACTATCAAAGCCAACTCAGGCTTGACAGATGAAGAGATTGAAAAGATGGTACAAGATGCTGAAGCCAATGCTGAAGTAGATAAAAAAGCACGTGAAGTTGTAGAAGCTAAGAACGCGGCTGAAGCACAACTACACGATGTACGTAAAGATCTTAAAGAATACGGTGATAAGATCACTGAAGAACAAAAGTCTAAGATTGAACAAGCGATCAATGAAGTTGAAGATGCGATTAAAACTGAAGATGCTGAAAAGATCAGAGACTCTGTAACCAAGTTGTTTGAACCATTGTCACCTTTGTTACAGGCTAAACAAGCAGCAGAAACTCCGCCAACAGTGGAACCTGGTGCTGAAACAAATTCAGAAAAACCCAGCGATGTAGTTGATGCTGAGTTTACTGAAGTTAAGAAGGATGCCGAATAAGGGTCCTTCATTTAATCTTGCTTAACTATAAGGAGAATAAGCTATGAAACAAGTATATATTAACACCCTGGATATTCCAAGTATCCAAAGATTTGCAGTTGGATTTGACCGCATGTTTGATGAACTCAGCCGTACAGCTGGTACATTGAATGCCAGTAACTATCCACCTTACAACATCATCAAAGAAAGCGAAACTATCTGGAAGATTGAAGTAGCTGTAGCGGGCTTTGATGAAAGTGAATTGGATGTTGAAATCGTCAACAACGAACTAGTTGTTACTGGTGCTGTCGACAAAGAAAACAAAGTAGAAGCGCAGTATCTACATCAAGGTATCGCTGGCCGTGACTTTGAACGCACATTTGCTCTTGCAGAAAATGTTGAAGTCAAAGGGGCTCAAGTTAAGAATGGTATCTTAACTGTTACTTTGGAGCATATCGTTCCAGAGTCAGCCAAGCCAAAAAAGATTGCAATTACCTTTCAGAAGTAGTATAATATAATAGTCAGGGGTAAGGAAACTTACCCCGCTATTAGAAAGAATCTAATCATGTCAAAAACATTTGAAAAGGAATTTATGGGTACCAAGGCAGTTACAAAAACAAAACCAACCCCTAACTTTGATCTTAAAGAGCCAATGCATTATAAGGTTATCTATATCAATGACAGTGTAACTACTATGGAGTTTGTTGTTGAAAGTTTAGTTACCGTATTCAATCACAGTCCAGAAGATGCTGAAGCAATTACCTTAAGGATCCACGAAGATGGAAGTGGTATTGCCGCAATATTACCTTACGAGATGGCTGAACAAAAAGGTGTAGAAGTTACACAGTTGGCTCGATCAAACGGATTTCCTTTACAAATTAAATTAGAACCCATTGAATGATATTCAACAAAGTACAGGAACTAAAAGCACAAGGACTGCGCATAGGATTCACGGCAAGCCAATTTGATATGTTACACGCAGGACACGTTGCCATGTTAAGTGAAGCTCGTAATCACTGTGATTATCTAATCGCTGGATTACAAAACAATGCATCATGGGATCGCCCTGAAAAGAACGCACCAATACAGTCAATAGTAGAACGACAAATCCAACTAGCGGCCACACGCTATGTTGATGAGATAGTAGTCTATAACACAGAAAAAGATCTTGAAGATATCTTACTTACTTTACCGCTTGATGTACGTATCTTGGGTGTAGAATATAGAGATAAAGAATTTACAGGTCGTGATATCTGTGTGTCACGTGATATTGAGTTGATCTATAACAAGCGTGACCATAGTTTTAGTTCTAGCAGTTTACGTAAACGTGTAGTTGAAGCAGAAAGTAAAAAATGACATTAGATGAATATCTGATATTGATGTCAGATGAATATTTTTCAATCTGCCAGAATAAATCCGTTATAGAAATTGGTCCTAATGACGGGATCCATACAAAATTAATTGCTAAACATAGTCCACAGTATTTAGAATTAATTGAACCCGATACAAAAAACTCAGAAAAGTTAACATCAATTACTGGGGTAGATAGTCTTATCGTCGATGATGCATTTTTTGTATTAAAAGATAAGCATCCTGCAGATATTGTTGTATGTTGCGGAGTTTTATATCATCTGCATAGCCCATTATATATATTAGAATTAATAACGAATCATTGTAACCCTGAATATATTATTTTAGATTGTGCGATAGATCAAAAAAGTATTAGTTTTTTACGCGAAACAGATAATATTCCTGGAAATAGACAACTAATACCAAATTGGCGAAGTGCTGGATATAATTTAGTTGCGCCATTTAATATTATTAACCAATCAATGACTAATATGGGATATACACTTATCAAAAAACACGAACTTGGTGCTGATATAGAATGGAAATCAAAAGTAAATTTCTGGGTCGGACTTTGGAAAAGAGTATAGGATGAAAATAAATGAAAATTATCTAACTATAGGGTCATTTATTTTATTAATTATTGCACTAATACTTACATATATCTATAGTGACGAAATTGACGGAACAGTATCATATGATTGCAGACTAGCTGAAATTAGTGTAGACTATCCAGTAGCAGTTAAAGAACAATGTAGAAAACTAATGGAAGGTAAGAATTAATGGATATAATGTTAGACTTGGAAACACTCAGCACACGCCCAGAGGCTACTATCCTGACCTTTGGTGCTTGCAAGTTCAGTCCTTATAATCAAGATCCTATTGACAAAGGCATTTACTTCCGTGTCAGTGTAGATGAACAGATCGCACTTGAACGTCACGTAGATGATAATACTGTTGAATGGTGGGGACGTCAGGCAGATGATGTCCGTGAAGAAGCCTTGGGTGAAGGTGATCGTATTGGCTTAGAAAAGTTTACACAAGAGTTAAATAGATTTATCGTAGGTTGTGATAATATCTGGGCACAGGGTCCTGTGTTTGATATCGTTATCTTAGAAAATCTATACCGTCAATTGGGTTTACCTTGCCCATGGCAATTCTGGCAGATACGTGATAGTCGCACATTACTAAGCACACACGGTGATCCTAGAGATAAGAACAAAGCGGGCCTACATAACGCATTAGAAGATGCAGTGAGTCAGGCACAGGCAGTGCAGACCGTATTTAAACAATGCGGTATTACGGAGAAGAGATAATGCAGTTAATTTTTGGTCGTGACAACGCAGAACAATTAAAAGAACGCTATACGGTATTAGAATTAGAAACTGTAGAAAAAGATGGTACTAGTTTAGAAGTATTTTGTCTAATTCCAGGTGAAAAGATAGGTATTCCTGATTTACCACAGTTAGAAAATTGGAAACAATTACACACTGACTTCCTACACGGATATCATACACAGCAATACGACTACTGCCGCCAATGTATCGAGCATTTAATGGGCAAATTTGGTGGTGAAGTAGACACTTTCTACGAAGAAATCCTCAAACGCATCAACACAGCAGAAGCAGCAAATCCAGACTAATCTAATCAACAATACACATAGTTAATTTCTAGCGGTTCCGAGTAAATAGTAATAAGGAGCCGAGAAAATGAAACTATGTATTTCATTCCTACTACTGTCAGCAGCGTTTGCGGTATCTGCACAACCCTTGCCTGATTACACATTTAAAAGCCCAGCATTTAACGGTAATGGTTACAGTGCTCACATCCTCACCATTGAAAACCAAGAACATAATCGCAGGGAAGCCATACAAAAAGAGATCCAGGCCAAGCTAGAAAAAGAAGCCAACGACGCTAAAAACACCAATATTTCCAAGTTTATGAACAACTTAGAATCACGTATCTACGCACAGATCAGCCAGAACCTAGCTACAGCTATGTTTGCTGAAGGCGGCGGTAACTCAGGCACGCTTAATTTTGAAGGTAACATAATCAACTGGACTAAATCCAGCACTGAGATTACCCTAAATGTAACAGATTACGTAGGAAGTTCTACCAGTATCACTATACCGTTAGGACAATTTGTGTTCCAATAAT